CTCGGAGATGTGTTTAAGAGAAAAGTTCAACACTATCTTACTATTGTGGAAGTGTGCAGAAAAGAAATATAAACTCTAAAGTAAGTAACAGTATACACGTGGAAATAAGGGTGTAAAAGTATAAATATAAAACTAAGGGCCAATAAACTTGGTCCTTTTTTCATACAATAAATCGAAGGGTGGTGATATACCATGGGTTGACGTTAAAACAAAAGAAATTTGCTGATGAGTATATCATCAGCGGTAATAAATATGAAGCAGCTATTTTAGCCGGATACAGTGAAAAATATGCGAAAGCACAAAGCCATAGATTGTTGGAAAATGTTGGAATTAAAACATATATAGATGAAAGACTGGCAAAACTTGACTCAGAGAAGATAGCCGACCAAAAAGAGGTACTGGAGTACCTTACTTCAGTGATGAGAGGTGAACACACGGAGCAGACACTCATTTCAAGAGGTGCAGAGTGGGGGCAGGAGAAGACAAATATAGATGTTGGTGCTAAGGATAGGATAAAGGCAGCAGAATTATTAGGCAAGAGATATTCAATGTGGACCGATAAGGTAGATATGTCCGGTAATATTGAGTTGATATTTGAGGATGACTATGGGGAAGAAGATATCTAGAACTGTAAAGTTGCAGTGGAATAAGGTATTTAAGCCAGTCAACGAATGCCACAAAAGATATAAGGTCCTTAAAGGTTCAGCGGGTAGTGGTAAATCTACTAACATAGCACAAGACTATATTAAGAAGTTGTCAGACATAAGATATAAAGGCGCTAACTTGCTAGTAGTAAGAAAAGTTGACGAGTCAAACAGAGATTCAACATTCGCAGAACTTCAAAGTGCCATATATAAGATGTTTGGAGACCAGGCAGAAAGAGTATGGAAGGTGACCCAGTCACCACTAAAGCTTGAATGCTTACTTACCGGAAATTCCATAATATTTAGGGGAATGAAGGACGATAAGCAGCGAGAAAAGGTAAAGTCAATCACCTTCAAAACCGGTAAGCTAGTGTGGATATGGGTAGAAGAAGCCACAGAGCTAACAGAAGCCGATATAGACATCCTGGATGACCGTTTAAGGGGTCAGCTAGACAATCCTAACCTATTCTATCAGATGACCTTTACATTCAATCCTGTAAGCTCTAGGCACTGGATAAAGGCTAAGTATTTCGACATTATACATGAGGATGTGTTTGCGCACCAGTCAACTTATCTGCAAAACCGCTTCATAGATGATGCATATCACAGAAGAATGATGATGAGAAAAGAAAGAGATCCAGACGGATATAGGATATATGGACTTGGAGAGTGGGGAGAAGTTGGCGGGCTTATATTTAATAATTGGGAAGTAAAGAATATAAGCCAAGATACATCAGATTATGAGTACCTAAGCATAGGTCAGGACTTTGGGTTTAACCATGCTAATGCTATCCTTACGATAGCCTACAAAGATGGAGATTTGTATATCCTGAATGAACACTATTGCTATGAAAAAGATACATCAGAAATTATTGAAGATGTTGAGGGTAAACTTAATAAAAAAATAGTAATGTATTGCGATTCAGCAGAACCAGATAGAAAAAAGACTTGGCAGAAGGCTGGATATAAAGCCAAAGGGGTCAAGAAGGAAAAGACAACAGATAAGAAATATATCAATACGCAGATAGACTGGATAAAACAAAGAAGGATATATGTGCATCCGTCATGTGTGAATACAATTAAAGAGTTAGGACAGTGGAAGTGGAAGTATGACGATAAGTTAAGCACTTATCTAGATGATCCAGTTCCATTTTTTGATGATGCAATTGCAGCCTTAAGATATGGCATTGAGCCTTGGAGAAAATCAAAGGGGCTTAAGACTATGAACAAGGCTAAGTTAGGATTATAGGGGGAATGATATGTACAGGACCGATAAAGAAGAATTGAGTATTGAAGATATACATAAGTTCATCAAGAAGCATAAGGCAGAGTCCATTAGATATATTAAGCTTCAGAAATATTATGAGGGTAAGCATGATATACTGGACCATACATCTAGGGATGGACAACCTAATAACAAAATAGTAAATCCATATCCTAAATATATTACTGATATGCTTGTAGGTTATTTTGTTGGACAGCCCATAAGTTATACAAGTAAAGAAGAAGATGGACTGCTTGAGGACTTGCAGGCTATATTCGATTATTCAGATGAGCAGGAAGAAAATCTAGAACTTGCCAAGATATGCAGCATAAAAGGTAAGGCTTATGAACTTTTATATCGTGATGAAGATGCACGAATAAGATTTAATGAATTTGGACCAGATCAAATGTTTGTTATTTACGATATGACAATATCACCAAGCATTAAATTTGCCATCAGGTACTATGATGTTGGTGAGGGTAATGATAAGATAACATATGCAGAAGTATATGACAAAGAAGTATGTATGCTATATAAAGGCAAGGATTCTGATTTAAGCTTAGAGCAAATAACACCACATACATTTAAGGATGTACCAGTAGTTGAATATGTAAACAACAAGGAAGAGCAAGGGGACTTTGAGCAGGTAATTACTTTGATAGATGCTTACAATAAGGCACAGTCAAATACATTAAATGACATGGACCAATTTACTGATGCATACTTGATACTTGTAAATATGGCCGGTACAGACTCAGAGCGAATAGATGAGCTTAAGAGAGACAGGGTAATGCTACTTGATGATGATGGTGATGCTAAGTGGCTAATCAAGGAAATAAATGATGCGTGGGTAGAGAACTACAAGGATAGAGTTAGAAGAGATATCCATAAGTTTTCTTACACACCAGATATGCAGGATGAAAGCTTTGGTAATAATTTAAGTGGCGTGTCGATTAGATATAAGATACTAGCTATGGAGCAGATAAGAAGCAACAAGGAAAGGAAATTCAAGAAAGGACTACAGCGAAGGATAGAGCTTATTTGTAATTCCTTAAGCTTAGAAAAGAATATAGATCTATTCACTAACATTAATATCAAGTTTGCCAACACACTACCACAGAATATTTATGAGTTATCCCAAACTATTAAGAACTTATCACCTTACCTAAGTAGTGAAACATTACTTAACCAACTTCCATTTGTCGAAAATGCAAAAGAAGAGTTAGAAAAGAAAAAGGCAGAGGATGAGGAGATGACAAGCAGTTATGATTTCACCAATATAAATACTGCAGGTGGTGATACTGATGCCGAAGAAGAGTAACTACTGGATTCAAAGGGCCCTTGAAAGGTCACGGGCAGATATTAGGTCAGCAGATGAAGTAGTTAAGACAATTAATGATGCATTCTATAATTGCTTGAAGGAAATTGAAAAGGAAATATCCGTACTATACTACAGGTATGCAGAGGATAATGAGCTTGATTATGACCTTGCTAATAAGCTTCTAACAGGTGATGAGTATAAAAGTTTTAGAATGGGATTAGAAGAGTATATGGACCTAATAGACAGCCCAGAGATACAACTGGAGCTTAACACTTTATCCACTAGATCAAGGATAAGTCACCTTGAAGAAACATTCTTTAACATCCAAAAGCAAATAGATAAGGCATATATCTACCAACACGAGGCAGTAGAATCGCTTATGAAAGAGTCACTACAGACTAACTACCATAGGGTAATTTTTGATATAGGTGTTGCTACTGGTGAAACAGTGGTAAAGGACTTTCATAGGCTGACTATAGGGGAAATAATAAAAGAATTTGAAAGACCTTGGTCAGGCAAGAATTTCAGCGAAAGGATATGGAAGAACAGAGCCAAGCTAAAAGATGCCTTGGAAGAAGAAATAGTAAAGATGGCTATATCAGGGGCTGACTGCACACAAGCTATAGAAAGTGTAGCAAAGAAGATGGATGTATCAAAAAGGGCAGCTGCTACATTGGTGCATACAGAACAGGCTTATTTTAGTAGCCTTGGCACACTGAAAGCCTATAATGAAATGGGTGTTGATGAATATATCTATGTCGCTACCCTAGACTTAAGAACCTCTGATATATGCAGAGATTTGGACCATGAAGTTTTTAGCATTAAGGATGCACAAGCAGGGGTAAATTATCCACCAATGCACCCTAGATGCAGAAGTACCACTGCACCATACACAGGAGCTATGCAAGGCACCAGGACGGCCAGAGATATGTTCAATAACGAAGTCAAAGTTGATAAGTCATTAAACTATAAAGAGTGGCACAAGAAGTATGTTGAGTCTGACCCTAAGTATCTGATAGAGGAAAAGAAATGGAACAATAGACATAGTGACAAGAAACAACTAGAAAGGTACAAAAAAGCGGGTGTTGAAGTACCTGAAAAATTTGATAAATATCAAGATTTAAAGTATAATGGAAGTGAAAGAGATAAAAGGTTAAGAAGCATTGATTACACCAGGAGAATGAAGCTTAAAAATAATCCTGAACTTAAGTTACCTAACGTTGACACAGCCACTATTGACAAAAATAAATTTGAAAAATATTTATTTGCTGGAGAAAATGAAAAAGGGCTCAACAAAGGTAGGTTGATTGAAGAAAAATTAGGTTACAGTATAGATAATTATGATAAATTTAAGAGGGAAATACTCTTAAGAGCAAGAGACTATCCTGCTACATTTAAGGGGACAACCCCTCATGGTAAAAGATATGAACAACAAATAATATTCTATAACAAAAATAAAGAGCCAGTTAATGTACTAGTGGCTTGGATTGAAAGTGATGGAAAAACACATATGACTACAGCATATATAACGGAGGTGAAGTAAAGTGGATATAAAGCAATATGATACAGTAGTTTTAAAAGATGGCAGACAAGCAGCGGTTGTTGAAGTGTTCAGCGATACTCAATTCCTTGCTGATGTAGGTGACGATCCTAGTACTTGGGAAACTATTGATATTACAATAGACGATATAAAAGAGGTGATATAGTGGATAACCTTAAAATAGTATATAAGATACTAGTTGGAATTGAGGCATCTATGGATAGTAGCCGATTTGATGGTACCTTTCTAGAGGCTTTAAAAATATCAGAAGAGAGAAGAAATAGAATACTACAATCAATGATTGATGAAGGATTAATTGATGGTTTTACAAGAGTCAATTATGTTGGTGGCTATGGGTTTAAAGCTATAGAGCCTAGACTGACAATTAAGGGTATGGAGTTTTTACAGGAGAACTCAACAATGCGGAAAATTAAAAATGGGTTAAAGGATGTAAAAGATATCACACCGTTTATATAATTTGTTTGACACCTCTTTTAAGGGGTGATATAATAGGGGTATAAACATAAGAGATATTCGATATATCGAAATAAAAAGAAGGGAAGAGCGCTAACTCTCCCCAAAACGCAAAGCCGTTAAAGACGGTGGTTCATAAAGTTATTTGAAATAACCGTTACTCGCCAAAGTATAGACGGTTATTTTTTTGTGCGTAAATCTTTAATCGCCTTGATACAACCAGGTATACCAATAAGTATCGTGATCACAGCAAGGATGATTTCCAATTCGTACAATATAGGCTACTCCTTTCTAAAGATTTTGATGCTATATCCATAGGCATCACCTCTCTTTCAAATGAGTAACCACCGTCACAACTTCTTTGCATTCAGTATTATATCATATTTAGGTATAGATTGGCTGCTTTTTTCGTTATTTGCGTTCCATTTTCTACCGGGACGAAAGAAACGCAAATTGCATAAGCATTGAAAATACTAGCTTTTTTCGTTTCACTATCTACCACGAATTGTGGTAAAAAAATGTGCGAAGGAAATTTGTTTCCGTCGCAAAATTAAAATATCTATACCCTAGCACCTTAACAGGTAATTGATTGTGTGGAAAGCAATCCTTATGCTAGGGTTTCCTATAGATAATAGATTTAGCATGTAGACAGCTGACTTTTTATTTAAAAGAGGCTCTATGTGTGGGTGTATGGTCTTAAAAGGGCTATACACTATAAACTAATGCAATTTGACCCAGACAAGTCGCTAAAAGGTCTTATTTTATTGTAAAGAAAGGATGGTAACTTAGAGGGATGAAGAATAACTATAAGGGACTTAAGATGAATTTACAGCTACTGGCAGAGGATACAGGAGCTGGTAATGGTGGAGAAAATAACCCACCAGAGGAGAACAAGCCAGAGGGTAAGACGTACACAGAAGAGGAATTACAGAAGTTAATCCAGTCTGAATCTGATAAAAGAGTTACCCAGGCTATGAAGACTGCTGAACAAAAGTGGCAAAGAGAATATGAGAAAAAGCTTGAAGACGAAAAGTCAGAGGCAGAGAAACTGGCCAAGATGTCAGCGGATGAAAGAGCCAAGGCAGAGTTTGAAAAAGAAAAGACTAAATTTGAACAGGACAGAGCCCAATTCAATAGGGACAGGCTAGAGCTAGAAACAGTAAAAGAACTTGGCAAACAAGGGCTTGATGTTGAGTTTAGCTCTTTTTTAATGGGTGAAAATGCAGAGTCCACAAATGAGAATATCAAGCTATTTAAAGAAAAGTTTGATATAGCAGTTGAAAATGCAGTCAATGAGAGATTAAAAGGGAAAACACCCAAGACTACTGACAAGAATACTACGATATCTTCAGAGAGTCTAAAGGGCATGTCTGTGGCAGAGATCAATGCAAATTGGGATGCCATAAAAGACATGAAATTATAAAAGAAGGAGAATAGAATATGTCAATAAAGAATTTTATACCAACGCTGTGGTCAGCTAGACTACAGGCAAACTTAGATAAGAAGTTAGTATACGCAGATGTAGTTAATCATGACTATGAAGGCGAAATCAAGAAGCTAGGAGATAAGGTTAAGATTAATCAGATAGGTCCAATTGCTATCAAAGACTACTTGACTGGAGATGGCGCACCTAAGAAGCTAGCAGATCCTGAAGAGGTAACATCAACCCAACAGGAACTTGTGATAGACAAGGCTAAATACTTCAACTTTAAGGTAGATGATATAGATGCAGCACAGGCTAATGTTAAGCTGGTAGACAAAGCAATGGATAGAGCATCATACGCCATAGGTGACGTTATTGACCAGCATATAGCTAGCTTTGTGAAAGATGCAGGTATCAAAGTTGGGTCTACAGCTACACCAATAGATGTAGAAGTAGCTAATGCGTATGACCAGCTAGTAGACTTAGCAGTTAAGCTTGATGAAAATAACGTAACAAGAGCAGGAAGATTTGCTATTATACCAGCCTGGTACTTGGGTATGCTATCTAAGGATCCAAGATTTACTAAGGACTTTAAGGTGTTAGCTAATGGTGTAATTGATGGGGCAGATGTAGCAGGCTTCACGCTAAGAATGTCAAATAATGTACCAGTGGCTGCTAATAAGTACTCCATCATGGCAGGTACAGAACAGGCCATATCTTATGCGGGCCAGATTACAGAAATAGAATCTTACAGACCTGAAAAGACTTTTGCTGATGCGGTTAAGGGGCTATTTGTATATGGTACTAAGGTAATTGAGCCTAAGGCACTTGTAAACTTCACTTGCAAAGTAAAGGGCGCATAGTATAGGAAGGCGATAGAATGAACGAGAGAATTATATCAAAACTCAAAATCTTACTAGGTAAGGATGCATTAGAGAATGAGAGTACAATATCTCTCGTTCTTGATATCCTTATTCAAAAGATTAAGAACTTCTGCAACAGGGATGATATTCCAGCTGACTTAGAACTTGTAATAGTTGAAATGCTAAGCGAATACAACAAGGCATTGTCAAGTGGTGGCCAAGATAACCAGAATACTGGTGAGGTAAAGGCCATCACCAGAGGAAATACCAAGATTGAATATAATGTGGGGGCTAATACTAAGATAACATCTATTGATGATTTAATCACTAAGTACAAAAAGCACCTTGTTAGATTCAAGAAGCTGGGAACTATTAAAATGAATGGGGGTAACTAGGTGAGAGAATCAGATATATTAGCTAGTACCTACCATGACAGAATGGACATAATCAGACATGTAGAGGTAGAGGATAGTGATTCACATCTTACTGCCATGCAGGAGAAGATAATTAAATCTAATGTGGCTTGTGAGCTTGATAAAGCAGATACAGGATACCATGATGAAACACTCGTAATTGATTATATCGTATATACGAGGCCTGAAGTGGATGTAGTGGAAGGCGATATGCTATCTATAATCCACTTAGGTAGAAGTTATGAGTGTGTTGCAGGTATACCATTTAAGTGGCCATCACACCTTGAAATACCAGTAAGTCTGAAAGAGAGATTGTAATGAGTTTTGAATTTGAGGGCCTAGATGACCTTATAAATAGGATGGATACCATTGAGAAGAAGGTCCCTGAAGAATTTAACAGGCTTAAGACTAAGGTAGCCAGTGAAGTATTAAGGGATGTTATAGAGAATACACCGGTCAATAAGGACCCTAGGGCAATGACAGCAGGAACTCTTAGAAGGAGTTGGAAGGTCAGAGATTTAGGTAAAGAAGTTGAAATCTATAATGATGCCCAATCCAAAGGTGAGTATTATGCCTGGGATGTTGAGTATGGACACAGAACCAGGGCAGGTATGGGTCTTTCAGTCTCTAGAAAGCGACGTAAGGCTGTGCGAAGTGATGGGGGTAAAATACTATTTGTGCCTGGCAAATTCATGCTTAGAAACGCAATGAAGAAAGGAAAAGCCACACTAGACAAAGAGGGAAAGAAGATATTAGATGATTTGATGGGTGGTAGATAATGATTAAAGTAAACGATCTAATAAAGTCAGTATCGAATATGATCTATGATGCCATCAAGGATACTGAATATAAGTGTAAAATTACAGATGATGACGAACAACTGCAGTTATACCTAGATAAGGGTAGCTGCTTTTTTATTGATGTAAACACATCAGATTCAGAGTCAGTAAATTTACACTTCAATAAAAAAAGCCTTGTAATTGACATAAGGTACTTTCCAGGCAATGGCAACAAGACTGCTAAGGCTAGCTTATATGACTTAAAAGACCTAATGGAAAGGACATTTACAAGGAGCATAAAAGTTGGAAGAAGATATATTCACATATCTGGTATAGATGGCCTGATATTAAAAGATGAAGTGGGTCATACCCTACATTTTAGTATATCAGTAAGCTATCATGAACAAGTTTATTTTGATAAGGTAGATGAATATGTTATGAAAGAGATTAATAATAACATCAGTATTGAGGTCCAAGATAAATTTGATCTATTAGAGGAAGTTAATATCCGGTATGGGGATAGATTGAGAAGAAGAGGAAGGAAGGTATAATATATGGGCTTAACAGAGCTTAAAATTGTATTTAAAGAAATAAAGAGGAAGGCCTTAGAGGGGGCCAGCACTGGAGTTGTGTGCCTTATTTTAAAAGATGGCACGGCAAAGGGCCTATCTGAGTACACTTCACTAGAGGACCTAGAAGGTGCTAAGTTCAAGGCTGAAAATCTTACTTACATGAAGCAGGCACTAATAGGCAATGTACAGGACGTAAGAGTAGGTGGTGTGCTTGAAGAAAGAAACTTCACACCTACTAAGTTAATAGTATATGCGATAAATGGAGCAGACACACTAGATAATGCACTAGATGTGCTTGAAAACTATGAGTTTAACTACTTGTGTATGCCTGAAGCAACAGATCAGACAGAGAATCCGAAGTTGATTGAGTTTATTACTAAAAAGTTACCTGATGTCGGCTATGACGCCAATCTGGTAATCACAACTACTAAGCCTTCAAACTCTAGTGATGTCATAGAGTTTGCGACTGAAGACATCAAGGAAGGTGATGTAACTTATACAGCAACTAAGCTACTGCCGTTTATTTGTGGGCTATGCGCAGGTACACCGCTTACACAGTCGATAACGCATGCTAATGTACCATTTATTAGCACTATTCCTAAGAAGACCAAGGAAGAAAAAAATCAGCTAATTGATGGTGGTAAGTTGATTTTGACAAAAGAGGGTGGCAATATCAAGATTGCAAGAGGTGTTACATCACTTACAACACCTACAGGTAATGAAGGGGAGTCATTCAAGAAGATAAAGCTTGTAAGAACTTATAAGTTCATCAATAACTCTATCAAGAAGTCAATATCCAACTATTATGTAGGTAAAGTAGCCAATAACTACGATAACAAGTGCCTGCTTATAGCAGAGATTAGTAACTTCTTAGAAGACCTGGCAAGAGATGGAATAATTGAAAGAGGGCATAGTGTTGGTATTGATTTGGATGCACAGAAGAAATATCTGAAGGAAATAGGGGCAGATGTAGATTCAATGTCAGAACAGGAGCTTAAGGAAGCTAATACTAGATCTAAGGTGTTCCTATTCATCAAGCTAAAGGGTGTAGACGCTATGGAAGACTTCTACATCAATATAAACGTTTAAAAGGGGGCTAAATAATGGCAGATACAAACAAGGAACAGATAAAAGAAATACTAGGTACTGATGGAATAAGCGGTACATTTGGTGAGCTATGGCTTGATGGTGAGTATGTGGCTGAGCTTGAAGGCTTCCAGGCTAAGATAGACTTTAAAAAGGCAGCAGTGCCTAGGCCGAGGAAAATGATGGATGCACACAAGACAACTGGTGCAGAGGGCAAAGGGTCTTGTACCATGACTAAGGTATCATCAAGAATGACCAAACTAATAGGGCTTAGGATGAAGGAGCAGAAGACTATTTACTTTGAAGCAATATCTAAGTTAGATGACCCAGATAATGTAGGAGCTGAAAGAATAAGGTATAAGGGTGTGCAGTTTGATGATCTAACACTTGCTGACTTCAAAAATGGAGAAGTGGGCAAAGTTGAAGCACCATTCACATTTGATGATTTTGAGCCAATAGATTTAATATAAGGAGATAGTTATGGTTATGAGTGAAAAGAATGTTAATTTAATTGATCTATTACTAAGCAAAGATAGGGATGATTTTCTTGTTAAGAAGGAAGAAATAGAGATAAGCAGCCTATCTACTATGTTTGGGCAGCCTTTCATAGTGGAGATGCGTAGAATGAGCCTGGAACAGGAAGCAGAGCTAGAAGACTATGGCTATAAGCTTAAGATGGCTGATAAGGGTAAACTACAGATGGCCGAAAATAACAGGAAGAGGAAACTACTTACTCTTGTGTATTCTATATTCTACAAAGGGGAAGCCTTATTTAAGAATACAGAGCTGATAAGCAAGTTTAAAGTGGGTACTCCAACTGACCTGGTACTAGTGCTTCTTACACCAGATGAGATTGACACACTATTCATGGCTTATGACAATCTAATCAACAATGTGCCAAAGGAAGATGAAATAAAAAACTAATAGAGGTGGATGATGAATTGCGTACTTTCTACTATTTCTGGAAGTACGCACATCTGACTCCATCCGAGGTTTACCAAAAGAAAAAAACAGATATTGGAGAATATCGAATGATGAAGGCCTTTTTATTCAAGGAAATAGAAGATAGGCTTGAAGATAAACAAAATCAATTTTGCCCTTTTATGGGAGAAAGGGGGTAAAAAATGGCAACTAATACAACCGAACTAAAAGCTAGATTTAAGGCCGAAGACTTGATGACAAAAGAGCTTAAAAGAATGCAGGCAGAACTTAAGAAATTTCAGAAAGAGACTAAGGAAGTAGCCAAGGCACAGAAGGATTTTGATAAGAGCCTAAAAGGTAATAAGAAGTTAAAGTTGGATGCAAAAGATGCCAATAAGCAGGTTGAGGGCGTGTCTAAGAAGATGAAATCATTTGTTGAGGGATTGAAGAAATCTAACAAGATTCCAGTTGAGATAAAAGACTTAGCATCTAAGGGATTAAGTAGCATAAGTGGTCAGTTAGGCAAATTAGGTCCTTTGGCTAAAGTGCCACTAAAATTACTTGGCAAACATCCAGCACTTGCAGTGTTGGCTGCAGTAACATTGGCTGTTGGCGTGCTTGCTAAGAAGGCAAAAGATGATGTCAAGGTATTCCTTCATGATATGACCGCATGGGGCATACAGAAGATTCAACAAGGCCTAGCAAAACTTAAGGATAAAGTTATTAAGGTCACCGTAGAAGGCTATAACAACTATTCTGACTATAAGGCTAGGGTTAACTCTCTTGATAAGGGCGGATTGAGTATAGGTGATTATGATAAATTAGCCCAAGGGGTAGCAAGAAACTCTAGATCTAACTTATCAGATGTAAGAAATGGAATGACTAAGCTAATGCAGATGTCACCAGATGTATTTGGTGGTAAGCCGGATGAAGCAGCCAAGTTCTACCAGACAGCAATGCAGTCATTTAGAAGAGGCGGATCATCTAATGAAGAGGCTAGTGCAGCAATGTACCAGTTAAATCAAGGTCTTGCCAGTGGAACTCTACAAGGTGATGAACTTAGGTCAGTCAGAGAAAATGCGCCACTAATGGCCAAGATGATTGAAAAGGAAGTTGGTACAGGAATAAAAGAAGCTGGTAAGAAGGGGCTTCTTACTGCGGACCTAGTTAAACGTGCAATTCTTAAACATTCAGATGAAGTTAATAAAGAGTTTCAAAATATTCCTATGAATTTCAAGGATGCATGGGTTATGGCTAATAATCTACTTGAAGCCAAGGTATATACCCCAATGTATGAGAGGATGCAGAAGATATTTGATAGTGAGAATGTTGAAAGTTTCTTCTCAGGCATCTACACGAAGGCGGAAGAGGCTATCGGTGGGTTATGGAGATTAATGGATGTAACCAATTTTGGCGGTATTGATTTTAGTAAATTACAAACTGCAGCCAAGCCAATTACTGATATGTTAGATGAGGTATATGATCACATAATCACTAACTCACCTGAAGCACAAGAGGCAATAAATGTATTTGGCCAACAAGTTAATGGCGCATTTGAGGGTATGGGGGATGTATTCCAATTTTTCAAGCACGTTGCCGAAGATGTATTTAAATTCCTAAAAGAAAACCCTAATTTTGTAAGAGATGTAATTAAGCTGTTGGCGTCTGACTGGGAAAAGAATTGGGCCCTTATGCAGTTTAAATTAGAGTTTGCAAGCAAGGTAATAATCCCACTTCTCACAGAGGTAAATAAAACTATAAAATTTATCACAGACTCTATAAGAGCTGTTCAAAATGCATGGACTGACATGTGTAATTGGTTTGAAAAGAAAATACCTAAGATACCAACAGTTGATTTTGGTGTTAGTGGTGACTCTTCTGGTGGAAGTGGTACGACAAACACTAGACCGACACAATACAGTCACGCATTCGGTCTGCCTCGAGTACCTTATGATAATTACCCAGCTAGTCTACATCAGGGTGAAAAAGTCTTGACCAAGAGAGAGGCCAACGACTATGAGAACAGAGGTAGTAACAATGGTATAGTAATAAACCTAAATGGTATTACTGTAAGAGAAGAAGCCGACATTGATTTAATGATAGGTAAGCTAGTTAAGAAGCTTAAATTAGCACAGGGGGTGGTGTAATTGGTAGAGATATACTTAAATGGAGATGGGGATAGTCTAAGGTTGCCAGTTGTACCATCAGAATTTAATAAGATTGTTAATGCTGATATAAGCGCTGAAAGCATAGTTAAAAAGGGGAAGGTAAATATCTACAATGGGTATGAGCCTTCCGCCATGTCTATATCATGCTTTTTCCCCCATGAAGGGGCAAACTATCACTTTGCCACAAGTAGTGGGGATCCATATAGCTATGTTAATAAGCTTGAAAAATGGTGTAGAGAGGGTACAAGGCTTAGGTATATAGTTACTGGTACTTCAATTAATATGCCAATCAGAATATCTCACTTTGAATTTAGTGAGAGAGACTCTAGTGGTGATGTGTACTATACGCTAGACCTTAAGGAAGACGAGGATATAAATATACCTACATGGCAACCTGGTCCAGTTAGTGGAAATCCTAAAAATCCTATACCTAACAAGGTCTACTCAAGAAATAAGCCTACCATAGACTTAAGCAAGCAGACTTCAGGAAGAGGCCACACAGTTAAGCATGGAGAGTACCTATACTTGATAGCACAGAAATACTACGGAGATGGCAGCAAGTACAAGAGGATTACAACTAATGCAGAAAATCTTAAAAGGTACCCCAGTCTGAAGAAATCAAACTTGATCTACAGTGATTGGAAGTTGGTGATTCCTTAATGGCTACATATAAGATGGAAGATATAGACTTAATAGTCCATATAAGGGGCGGTGGAAGCTTCTACAGGCTTACGGATATAGTTACTAACATATCATGGAGTGGTAGCATTAAAAGCCCTTATAGAGAGCTAAACTTTGAATTTATTCAGGCAGTCAATGATGAAAAGGTAAAAAGCATAGGACTTAGTGCCAATTCCACCTGTTGCTTTTATGTAGGGGGCAAGGAAATATTCAGGGGTAATATCATTGAGGTTGAAAAGGTAAGTAGTAATAATGGTATAAGAGTGACCGCCTATGATATAGGCTATGTACTACATAAGGACGAAGTAAGCTATAATTTTGTAAATAAATCAGCTTCTGAAATTGCTAAGACTGTGTTTGCTGGTAAGGATGGACAGATGAAGCTACCAGTAGGTAAGATTGCTAAGGGTGATAGCAAGATAACCAAGATGTTTATTGGTGTATCCAGATATGAAACCATCATGACGGCCTACACAGAGCATGCTAAGACTAGTAAGAAGAAGTACATGATAGATGTTGATATAGACAAGTTTAATGTCATTGAAAAAGGTGAGGTTAAACTTAAGATACTATTTAACGAAAAACAAAATGTAGAATATAGCTCTTATAAAGAGTCTGTGGCTAATGTAGTCAACAGAGTCTTAGTAGTGGATGAACAAGGTAACAAGCTTCAGGTGAAGACCAATAAGGAATTCAGGAAGCTATATCACACCGTATCAAAAGTGATTGAACAGAAAAAAGACGGTAAGGTAGATGATATAAATGCAGCCTTTCATGGACTGGATAGGACTTGCGACCTGCATGGATACGGCGATATCACTTGTAAGAGTGGGTATAAGGTCCAGGTTAAAGACTCACACACTGGCCTAATAGGTGACTTCTACATTGACAAGGATAAACATTCCTGGATAGGTGGAAAGTATTCCATAGACTTGGAACTTAACTTTGACAATATAATGGATGAGAAGTCAGCAGGAAAGGATGAATCAAAGGCATCCAGTAGTGAAGGAAAAGCCCTTGACTGGGGACATGGAATCACAGCTGATATGATAAATAAATTACTAAAGGGTCCACTTGCAGGTAAGGGGGACCTATTTATTAAGTATGGAAATATGTATAAGGTAAACCCTATGATGGTTGCCTTGGTGGCAAGAATGGAATGTGGGGAAAAGTTTGATTCCAATCTTGCGGTTAATCACTTTAACTTCTTTGGAATAAAGGATCCCGACAAAAACATCAAGAAATACAAGTCATTTGGTAGTTACTCATCAGTAGAAGAAGGGATTAGAAGAGGGTTCCACTTCATAGGCATATCACATGTAAATAAGAAGGGTAGGAAGTTTGACCAGATAATTTCTACATGGGCGCCAGTAAGTGATGGCAATGATACTGCCGGATATATTAGACAAGTGAAATCATGGTATAAACAGCATACCGGTAAGGATTGGAGTGACTCAAACCTTGGTACTGGCGTAACTTCAGATGAAGAAGCTAATAGCAGGCTTGTATCTGATGGCTATTCAGGAAGTGGCGGAAGTGGCGGAAATGATAGACAAAGAAAAATACTACAAGTAGCTGAAAGTATGGTTGGTAAGGGTAGATATACCTGGGGCGGTAAGAGTATCTACAATTCAGACTGTAGTGGCTTTGTGTACGCATGCCATAAAGCAGCAGGGATAACTATTGGTGGGTCTACATCAGCGCAGTTACACAATGGGAAGAAGATACCATCACTGGCTCAGGCACTTCCTGGAGACTTAATAATAACGCAGTCATCAGCAAGTGGTAGTGGCCGACATGTGATGCTATATATAGGTAATGGAATGGTAATCCATAACGGTGGTCCAGAAGGTTCACCGATTACAAAAACAAGAGTTAGAAGGGGAAGTTGGACTGAAATTAGGAGGTGCTGGTAGGTGTCATACGAACATGAATTGTTAGGAATAATGAATGCGGAAGGTATGCGAAGCCACACACCTTCTATTCAGTTTGCAGAGGTGATTAACAGTTACCCAAAAACAAGACTAAAATATAATGACTTTGAGATTGAAACAGTGCAGATAAGATACACATCATGGGCTTATGCTTTAGCAAACGGCTTAAAGACAGGTGTAAATGACGGACATTCACACATTGTAGATTTAGGTGGCATAAAAGCCGGTGATGTTGTGATTATTAATTGTGACGATTCTAGTGTAACGATTCTAGATAAGGTGGTGAGGTGGTGACTGAGAAAAAAGACATATTCCCATTTATAGGCGTACCTGAAGATTATAATTACATACCAGAAAGTGAACTACCGCCACTAAAAGAGTTGGCATACGACTTTGACAGAGATGACTTCATAATTGATGAAGATACAAAAGAGTTCAAGGTGGTTGAAGGTGCAGAGGCTTTGAAAGTATGGATCTATATGGCTATCAAAACAATTAGATTTAACCATGAGATATACTCTTGGGACTATGGTACAGAATTAAATACCCTGATAGGTCAGAAATTCAGCAGGGGACTAACTGAATCAGAGGCTTTTAGATTCATAAAAGAGGCCTTGCTTATAAATCCTTACATCAATGATGTTGAAAATAGGGGGATAACCTTCACTGGTGATGATTTACACATAAAAATTAAAGTAAAAAGCATATATGGGGGGATTGAAATAGATGTTTGAAGATAAAACGCACTTAAATTTAAAAAATGAGATGCTAATAGGCACAGAGCTCCCCATCGCTAAAAATGAGGGGTCTATACTAGACAGTATGTTCAGTTCCATTGCACTGGCACATGCTAGTATTTATACAGTACTTGATAAGCTCCTTAATATAGCCTTTATAAAAGATAGTTATGGGGATAACTTAGATAAGAGAGTCCAGGAATTTGGGGTCTATAGAAAAGAGGGTAAAGAGTCAGTAGGACAAGCATTATTTATTGGTGAAGTTGGTCAAGAAATCCCTTCTGGAGCCATTATAAGCGCCTTTGGAAATAAATACGAAGTGTTAGATAATCAAGATGGTAGGATTAATGATGAAAATGGAGTGACTTTATACATAAGATCTATGGGTGTTGGTGCAAGTGTAAATAGCGTATCCACAGTAGACTTTACACTAGTAAGCCCAGAAAATGATAAAGTTACATCCATAAGAAGATGTCTTTTATACACATCTCCGAGCCCAAGAGACAAGAGGAAAACTCGTATGCCGTCTTACGCCTGAAAAAAAAAAAGACACATAGA